GCAAGTTATTAAAAATTCCACCTTTTAATAATAGGGTACCAAGATATACAGTTAGACCATACGTCTTAGTATACTAAGAATATGGCGAAATAAATATATCTCACAAGTACAAACTCAAAATGAGCCAGTTTAAACGCTTGAACAGAGGGCGTAGGAACTGTAACCCGAAACAAACCTCAAAGAGACGGGTATAGCTGTTAAATGGTGCCACCATCATGCGGCCGAAGCCTGTTTGTGGGCTTACACTCATAAAGAGATGCCGAGATGATTATAATTCGGCCTGGACGATCATAGGTCTAATACTGATAAAACTGGAGAAATCTCCATCATCAGCACAAGCCCTGTACCATCGCCAAGCAAAATCCTGATCGGCAGTTGCTGCAGTTTGAAAATCATGTGATTTCCACACGGTAACTACATTGTTATTAGCCATTTCAGGATTAGAACCATAATATCTATATTTATAGGACTCAGAACTTCCGCTTAGAAGGTTAATTCTAGCTTGAACGAATCCATATTGGGGTATCGAAGCCTCGAGATTTTCAATACTACCTACAGCACCATAAGTAACGTAGCCGGAGCCATGCGCTAAATGTTTATTGGTAACCGCACTCATCCCCCATCCTGGTAAATAGCCTTCGACTACTTCGGAATCAATCCAATCAACAGATCTTTGAGTGATCTCAGTTGGAATGTTTGGATCTTGGGAAGATGTTACTTTCAATCTTACTCCTCCTCGGGAATAACAGAACATACTAGCCATATCTGTGTAAAAATCAGCAAAATTTCCGGGTGTCAAGCCGGCAAATTTTGAGTGAGGTACACAAAAAGGTAATATAAACTGTTGACCCTTAGCACCTACAGTGGGATAAGCAGCTTGTGAGTGTCTTGCTAAAGGATAGAAACGTCGAGTTAAAGAGCGTAAACTCATTACTCGTTCTCCTATACACTTTTTTGCAGGATCAAGTGAAGGTTTCTTCAAAGGAATCATACCAATGCCTGATTGTAACTGAATAGGTATCTCGTCAAGATACGAATGAGCTACATTTCTAGGTTGGGCAAATTCCATGTCGTCGCCTCCCCAGTACTCAAAAAGCATATTCACTGCCGGTGAAACGGTACTAGGATGAATAAGAGGATCAATCACTCTAACCTCTATCACTCCAAACAATGCTGGGATAGAGACTATTGTGTTGATGTAATCATGTGGATGAATGTAAGGTACACAAAAAGTGTATTCGGTTAAATCGGTGATATCAACTATATCTTTATATAAGTACGGTTGAATACCACTAGTTAGCGCCGGAGGTACTAAACTACTATTGGTAGGAGTAAACATTATGGAAATTCTACCGGTATGAAATTCTGTTTTTACAAACTTTATTCTAAACCAGATGGAACCTCTCCATTTAGCAAAGTGAAGAGCCATAAATTGCATAGGACTAGGACATTGTTGTACAGTGGGTAAGGCTACAGTATGAACTGTATTATTAGGGTACAAACCAACGTTAAATCTGGCAATTAGATCATCATAAACGGCTGAATCCAACCAATCTACTGTACGAAACCAACAACTTCTAGATAAAAAATGGGAGATAGCCATTTCATCTAAGTCGTCAGGTGACAGGCCAGGAAGTTTCTCTACTTCGTTTTTTGTAGAGAAACCTAATGGTAAAGATTGATCAAATTTATCAATATTGGTGCCATATGCATTTAATGCGTATTGGACTCTAGTTACTTCGGCCATATTAGGCGGAGCAGAGTAACCAAACACTTTTGCTACACTAGTGACAATGTCGGCTGCCCAACTAACTCCTGACATATAGCTACCTACAAAGGGTACTATTGTTAGAATATTGGCAGCTTTAGAAATCTTAGACGAAATATTGGAGACAGGACCTAACGTATCAGGTTTAGCCTCTTTTTCAGTGGAAGATTTTCCTTTTTTGGCAATAGTTATAGTTTGATGACCGGATTGTAGACCTACAGGGGCCGACTGTCCTATCAACACTACATCTTCAAAGTGCGCCCATAGTACGAATCGTGCATCAATAGCGCCTGCAACTGCTTCCAAATTAGAATAAGGAAAGATGCGAACAGTATACCATACACTGGTGTTCGGTTGTACATTTACTAAGGAATAATAATTGAAAGCCGATGAAAAAGGTAATTTCAACACAGCAGCTTTTTGAGTTGCTAGATCTATTTCTACTCTAGGCAACATAGTACGTTGTACTAACGAAGCGCAATGTGCATTTACACTATCTGTTAATTTCGTGGAAGCCATCCCCCCTCCGCACGGTACTGCTGTCAGCATGTAACGGCCTTGTTGGAATTTTTCCGAATTAACTTGTAGAGTTAAAACACAAGTAGCTCTAAATCCAGTATATCCTCTAACTTTATTAGCGTACATTGCATTTTGCAACATTTTCTCTGGTAAGTTGTGAGAAATAAAAGTAGTGGAAGTATCGCTTTGTTGAAATCTACCTTGTTCAATAATGATTGGCTTTTCTAAGTATTTAGCAATTTCGAGGGTGACATGATCATCAACGGTGTCAAAAGTGGTGACGAACATATCGCGAGGAACGGCGGAAACAACCTCTTCTTGTGATACCACAAAATTGGTAGTTTCCAATTGCTCTGAATCAGTATTCTGAGCAGTAGGTAAAGTTTCTGTTTCTGGAAGTCAAAAATTTAAACGGTTAAGTGACTTAGCTGTCCCCGTCGTACGAAGGTAATCTGGATTTCAAACTCATCCTGATTAGTAACATAAGGGTATACGTAAGTTTTTAAGAATTGAAGCGTCCGATTTAAAGTTAATGTCTTCGATTTTAACCTTTAAATCGTCGTATCCATGCAATTCAGTTTGTCTAAACCATTTTAAGGCCTGCTAGACGGTGCAGGCATTGTTTACTTACAGCTCAAAAACAAATGGTTCCGACTCTAATACGTGTCGGCGCCATTGCTCCTGAGAGTTCATCAATCCATCTACACCTGAAATGCAAGCCTCTTTCACTGCTCTACGCATAATATTAAATAAATATTCACACGTAGTTGAGTCATGGAGACTTGCTTCTCTAAAGAAAAACTTGATAGCGTCCAAAGTTATTTTGTTAAAATACTGGTCATTTTTACTCCAACAGGGAGTATTCATGATAGTATCTAAACTTAGCGGACAAAGGACTTCACCATTTTCTACTACGAAACCTCGCTTGAGAAATGTAGTTTCACTTAACGGTTTGAACTGAATTGCTTCGTTCTTAACGTCAGAAGTGACTACATAACCTAGGGATAACATAGCTTGTTCTATTCCATCAGCAGTCATAAATTCTGCAACTCTATCATCACAGGATAAACCTAGGTCATCTCCTTGGACAATAGCATACATAACTTTATGAAACGGTATAATGTTAAATCTGTCTGGGGTCAATTCATAATAACAATATCTTACATTAGTCAAATTAATGACTGAATTTATTAACAATGTTAGAAAACTACCGGAAGGTAGTCCTTGATCCCATTCCACAATGTCAGTGAATACGACGTGTTTAGAATGCGTTACTTCCAGATATATAGTTTTTCTCGCTTTTTCATAAGCCGTAAAGCCATGATAAGCAAACCATCTGTTCATAATATCTAAACAATTTGATAACATGATTTGAGTATGACTAGCATCAAATTTAGAATAATCAATGGGTAGTACTTTCGTTTCCTCAAAATTAGGACTAAACTGCGCTAAATGCATAGCTAGATTTTTCCAATCCGAGCTATATACATTCACCGAAGCTGCCATACCTTTCTCAATGCTCTGTACCATCGTAAACTCAACAAGTTTGCCAAATAAACATTTAGTAACTGTACATAATTCGAAACAACTACCAGAGAATGCTCTAGTAACTCCTTCTTCTGCTTTAGTAGCGGAAACTAATCCCATCTTTAGATTGTCTGTGTAGTAGTAATTCATCCTTACACCTGCGTTTGCTTGCTCAATTAAGAACCAAATTCGACGATGAAATTCGGGAAAAAATGCGTTGGTACTATCTCGAGCTACACCATCACCTAACAAGCGTTGCTTGTAATAAGGATCAGTAAACTTGAATGGATAACCAACACTACTACTAGACGGAATAGCATTGTAATAAGCGTTAGATGGGTCACCCCATAAAGCCTGTTCTACAGTAAGCAATTCACTATCTAAATGCCATGGAAAACTGCACCAGTAACTGACTAAATCGTCTGTTGCTAGTTTAAGATTATCTTCGTTATAGGTTAACGGTCTGCGAACAGAATAATGCGCTATAGCTTTAGCGTAAGGATCAATCCCATTACGAGGTGTTAACATAGCCGGAAATTTAGTGGGTGATGGAAAAGAGGTTTCCTGAATCACCGAAGGTATAATCTTGTTAGTTTTGTATGGAGAATGTTTCATAGACATAGCAGCACCTTGTAGTTCTACTAATTCGTCTTTGACATCTGTAACATCTAAATGCTTGTAGGCTTCAACTAAAGCTTCTTGAGTTAAGATAGAACACCAAGCATCTCTGCTATTGTGTCCCTTATAAGTACCCGCTACATGAATACCAGCAATGCGACGTTTTCCTAAGCGCTTCTTGCGAAGCAGAATAGGAGATCCGCAATCACCATTTCCTGTATCAATCTTGTAGTTCAAAACTTTGGCTATACGAAGATTCAAGGCAGCATTATGATATTGTGTAATTCTGGCTGAAGATGTTCGCAAAGCTCCATCATCTGAATTTACTTTCATAATTATGTCCAGATCCTCGTTAGATAAGGCATGTAAATCACTGTCTTTGATAAAGTAAGACGTAATGTCTCTCTTTCGTAGTGCTAGAGGTTTAGGAAGACGATACCACAACAAGTGGCTATCTCCTTCTTTAGAAATGTAACCATCATCTATAAAATCTAACGCCGGTATTTCAGTAATAATATGACACTCATCGTCTAAAATATATACTTTGCTGTTAGCCAAAACATCATCAGACAACACTCTCATGCGTGTTGCGAAGTGTTCAGGACATACAAAAGTACTAGAATCAAGCCATACTACGTCTCCGTAAAACATACTTTCAGAATCAGGCATACCAGGGGATTGTACAGTAAATTTATTCGTATTATCACGATTAATTTTCTTAACAAGATCCCTACCAGCGGTATCATTCATTTGAAGTTC